CTCCGGAGGTATGCAAAAGGGGGTTAAATCGTGGTAGTGTAGAGGGCTGTAAGGCTCTTTACACTATATTTTTTTGTTGAGAGTATGAGTAAGTTTTGGAATATTTTTAAGCGGGAGGTGGCAGAGAAGCAGGCGCAGCCCGGAAGGGTGTCCGGCGGTGAGTACAGGCAGAATATTGTGCAGGTGCGGACGAAAGAAAAGGCGATGCGAATTGCCGCGGTGTACCGTGCGGTGAGTCTGATCAGCGCGGGTGTGGCTGTGCTGACGCTGCAATACAAGCGGAGGGACCGGGTGAAGGACTACTATAAGTTGTATGAGACGGGCGAGGGTGCGCACATCAATTATCTGCTGTCGGTGAGGCCGAACAAGCGGATGAACGCTTACACATTCTTTAAGAACCTGGTGGCGCAGGTGCTGCTGACGGGTAATGCCATCGTGGTGCCGGTGAAGGACGTGTTCGGGAAGGTGGAGGAGTTGAAGCTGGTGAGGGCCGGCTGTGCGGTGTATGATGAATTGGCTGACAAGTATCTTATCACGGACTACATGAACGGGCTGAACGTGACGCTGGCGAGTGATGAGGTGATACATATCAAGAACATGTGCTTGGACGGCGGTTATTGGGGTATGAGTACCATCCAATACGCTGCGCTGACGCTGGGCATCGCTGCCACGGCTGACCAGGAGACGGAGAAGCGATTCGGCACCGGAGGACGATTTAAGGCTATCTTGCAGAACAATAAATCGCTGCAGGGCTGGGGCGAGTATGAGGACAACGAGATGCAGGCGCTGGTGGACGATATTCAGGCACGACTGAACGCGGGTGCGGATATCATTTCGGTGGCGGGTGACGGACAACTGACGCCCATCAGCATGAGCAGCGCGGATATGCAGTTCCTGGACTCTCGGAAGTTCACCATCCGAGAGATTGCGAGATTTTTCGGCATCCCGCCATCGAAACTGATGGATGATACGAATGCGAACTACAAGAGCACCGAAATGAGCAATATCCAGTTCTACGCGGAGGCGCTGCAGCCGATAGTGACGGAGATTGAGCGGGAATTTAATGCGAAGTTGGTGCCGGAGAGTGTGTATCGGGATTATCGGTATGTGTTCGACATACGGGCTATCTATGCGCTGGACTTGGATTCAAAGAGCAAATGGGAGTCCACGAGATTGAGCAACGGGCAGTATTCGGTGAACGATTTACGAAGAGAAAACGACTTGGAGCCCATCGAGGGCGGTGATGAAGTGTATCTGTCGGTTAATTTTGCACCTATCGGCAGTGCGAAACTGAACGGAACGGACGGAGGCACGGCCAGCATGACGGACGTGGCGCCGGAAAAAGAAGGAGGCGAAGGATGATAGCGGCGGGCGTGATGAGCGAGCGGGTGAGCATCCTGGTGCCGGAGGCGCAGCGCGGGAAGTATGGCGAACTGAAGATGGAGTACCAGGACCGGAAGCGGGTGTGGGCACGTGTGCAGTTCGCGCGGGGCAGCGCTGTGATTACGAGTGGTGAAGAGTGGCTGAAGCACAGCATCACGGTGACGCTGCGGAATAACAGCGTGATTAACGAGCGGTGCCGGCTGCTGTGGGATAGGAAGATGTACGGAATAGATTCGATGAACCGGATTAAAGCAGATGGAACAGTGACCATTGTGGGGACCTACATTGACGAGGGCTACGAGCAATGGGCAGAAAATAGGAAGGAGGACGAGGAATGAAGTATGTGACGATGGACGAGCTACGGCAGCAGATGCGCGTGGACTTCGACGACGAGGATGCGCTGATTGAGACGTATGGAGAGGCGGCAGAGCGGCATGTGATTGAGTCTACCAGACGGACGGAGGAAGAGCTCCTTCTACGAGGCTGGAAAGAGCAGCACGCGGGGGAGGCTCCGGAGACGGTGCCGGTGGAGTGCTTTCCGAAGCGGCTGAAGGTGGCGGTGCTGATACTGGCGGCGCACATGTACAGGAACAGAGAGATGGTGGCGGCGGTGGCGCAGAACTGTGTGCCGTACACTTATGAAATTTTAATGAAACCCTACGTGCGGCTTGCATAGGGCGATGCGTGAAGGTATGCCAAAGAAACAGGTATGCTAAAAGCATGGTTTTGTAGGTAATGTGTAGAAGTTTCGATTAGATATATTTATGGGAGTTTTAAAAAGAGAAGAGACGAGACACGGCTGCGGGAACCTGTACCAGCCACGACTGCGAGAAGCGGTGGAGGGGCAGGAGTCACGCACTATCGAGGGTTATGCGATAGTGTTTGGCGTGATGAGCGTGCTGCTGGCGGACTACTGGGATGTGTATCGTGAGGTTATCGAGAAGGGTGCCGTGACAGCCGAGGACTTGAAGGGCATGGATATCAAGATGACCATCTGGCACAACAGAGAGCGCCTGCTGGCCCGAAGTAACAAGGGCGTGGGCACGCTGAGGCTGACGGTGGACGACATCGGCGTGAAGTATGAGTTTGAGGCGCCGCATACTCCGGACGGAGACACGGCGCTGGAGCTGGTGAGACTGGGCAATTTGTCCGGTTCATCCTTCACATACTGGACCGATGAGGCGCACAACGTGGTGTATGAGAAGGACGATGAAGATGTGCTGGTGCGCCACGTGAACAAGATTAGCGAAGTGCTGGAAATGACCATTGCGTCGGACCCTGCGTACAGCCAAACCACGGTGACAGCGCGAGAAGTGGAATCCCGCGGCATCTCGCTGCGCAAGCAGAAGCAAGAAAAGGCACCGATGAGCGGTGTGCTGGACTATGAGCGTGAGCAGCGAGAGCGTATATTGAACGAGTTTTAGTTTTTTAGTGTTAGCTAACTTAAAAATAAACAAAAAAAATGAAGAAAGCAAAAATTACTTCTTACGACTTGCTGACACAGCGAGGCGTACTGATGGAGCAGCGTGAGGGCGTGAACCTGAAGCTGAACGAAATCGAGGACCGCATGAAAGCGGAGAAGCGTGAAATGACCGATGACGAGAAATCGGAGTACATCCGTCTGAAATCGGAGTTTGCCCGTCTGAGCCGCGAGATTCAGATGAACCGCGAGAAGACTACGTTCCTGCAAGAGGTGCCGATGACGCAGAAGACAAAGAATGAGATTCTGCGTGAGTTGCTGGCGAATAACCAGCGCCGTGAGCTGACCCTGCGCAGAGAGGGCCAGGTGATTAGCACCACACAGGTGGAGGCTGGCGGTTTGTTGCCGTTGTCTATCCAGGACATCGTGTCGCCGCTGGAGAACGGTCTTATTTTCGGTAAGGTGGGCATCCCCATTCAGATGGGTGTGCAGGGTACGCTGCAGTGGCCGGTGCTGGGCACCGTCAAGGCGAGCATCGCCGGCGAGAGTGTGAAGATTGACCCGAGCAACATCGACATGAGTAAGGTGGTGGCCACTAAGGGCCGCATCGCTATTCAGGCCGAGGTGACGAATCAGGCGATTACAGACAGTGAGACCGACCTGCTGGCGCTGATTAACGAGCAGTTGAAAATGGGCGTGGAGCGTACCATCAACCAGGTATGTTTCTCGCACGAGAAGTTTACCGGTCCGATTTCCGGTCCGTTCTCGGACGCAGCGGCTCAGGGTACCTTTGCCGGCAGCGTGCCTACCTTTGCCGAACTCATCAAGATGAAGGGTGAAGTGGCTGCAAAGGGCGTGAACATGAAGGGCTTCGCCTACGTGATGAGCGAGAACATGAAGGCGATGCTGGAATGTACTCCGAAGGACAAGGGCAGCGGCAGAATGATTATCGAGAACGGCACGCTGGCGGGTTATCCGGTGTTCTGCACCGAGTTTATCAACTACGGTGCGGACGGCGTGAAGAGCAACGCGGAATACATTGCAGCCGGTGCGTTCGCTTACTTGGCGGCTAACCAGTATGGCGATGCCCGCCTGATCGTGGACCCGTACACCGCTGCGGGCTCGGACAGCGTGGTGGTGACGCTGAATACGGAGTGGAGCTTGACTACACTGCGTAAGGAGGCGTTTGCGCTTTACAAGACAAAGGAAGAATAAGGACATTCTCTAAGTCATATTTTATATATTATTAATT